CTTTCCTAGATATTGTGGTTTGATTTCCATATTTAAATATTCAACTGTATCCTGGAAAACGGAAATTCGGTGCTGTTGTGCTGGGTCTTGGAATTTTTTTTTAGTAGAATCACTATATCTCCCGCGACCTTTTTTACTACGTTCACTGAATTTTCCGCGTAATTTGCGTCCTTTGCTTTTTGGATTATCAGCAAACATTTTTTTTTTAAATTACAAATTAGATATGTGAATTAAAATAAAACTAAAAATATTCAAATTTTTTATTTTTATTTTTATCTAATTTTTATTCATAAATTATTCGTTCTACTTGTTCATCGTTCATCATAATATAAAATTGCCATTCCAAAAAGACTTCTTCCTTGATTACGCAACTTATCAATACGTTGTGTAAGTTCTTCCTTGGGTTTCTTAAATGATTCAAAATAATTAATTGTCTTTGAATTCAAAGAACAGTTCGTTGTGTAGTGTTGGTTAAACGTTTGAAATAAATGTTGCAGTACAAGCCATGCCTCTTTTTCAATTTCATTTCTTGAAAAAGGAGCTTGATTTTTTGGAGAAACAGGTACAAGAATAGTTGAATCGATGATTTTGTTTGATTTTTTTATAAATTTACACAATTTATTTTTTCGATCATGTGTCATTGAAGGCATACGAGATTTCGAATGATAGATCTTAATTTGCTGGTCAATTCGATCTGGTATATCTAAATTGTTCAGATGTTTTTGTTTTACGGAGGTTTGTCCCATTTTCGCATTTCAGAAAAATTATTTATATAAATATTATACTTATAAAAAATTAAAATCAAATTTTTTTTTAAATTAATATTTTATCAACATTTGATTCTGAAGTTACTCATTTTTTTCACTTATTTTCCTTTTGTTTTATCTTTTTATTTTTCTTCTTTTTTCATGTATAATTCATCAACACTTACAAAACTATTTGTAAACATATCCAACACCGTATGATTTTTAGCATCTTTTAGTGTCAAAACTTGCCGAATCAATTGAGTTTTAGCTGCTCCATATTTAATTATTACTCGAAACTTATTTTTTGCAAAACTAAAGTCCTCAATAAATTGTTCCTTATTTTCATTGTTTGCCAAACCAAACCATGGATACCATACATAATTACCTACACGAATATTAAAATTTTTTATTTTATTCCAGGTTAACAAATTATTATTGTATTTCTTTCCCAAATTATGGTTTGGTTCAATTGGTTTTAATATAAATTGTTGTGGCAAACCATAACATGGTAATTCAATTTGAGGAGCCATTATTGTTGTTTCTGGTCTTGGACAAAGTATATGATGTTGTTGACAACCAATCCATTGAATTATTTTACCGTCCGACATTACTGTAAAAAATGTGTCTGGAAGATATAATTCATTATCCAACATAGTTTCTTGTAAAAGTATCATATTTCTATTGTTCTCTTTGTCCTCTTTTTCTTTGTCCTCTTCTTTTTCTTTGTCCTCTTTTTCTTTGTCCTCTTTTTTATTGTCCTCTTCTTTTTCTTGAATAAGAAATTTTTCCCAATTTGTAACAGATGAAAGGTTTAAATTAGTTGGAATTATGTCTAAATTCACACAATCAAGTACAACTCCAACATATCGATCAATAGCACTGGCATCAATATAACTTACTAATCCAGAAACAGAAAAACAATAATTTATCGCAGTTAAAAGTGCCGATATTGGTTCTCGTGAATCGTAAATTGCCACCATGTCTCGATTGCGATGTGTGGGACATCGTGTATCGCAGCAACTTCCTCGACAAAGAAATCCCCAATAAACAGCCACCTTACAATTACAATGATGGCATGTACAAGTGGCATTGGTTAAATCGAACCATGAATTTAGGGTTTTATCAATTAATACATTTTCATTACCACATAAACAACAAATAGGACGTAATTGGACTTTTACTCCAGATGAAGCACAAAACGAACAATTGACTTTAATTGAACCATAATCTGTAAATGTATGTGTTAAATGAGTTTCATCCCATTGTCGTAAAATTTCAACAGGAACTGGTTGTAAAGATTTCAAAGTATCTGAATCTTTAAAATTCCAACGACACTGAACAACTCGCAGTTCAGATGCTGACACAGATACAGAATCAGAATCAGAATCAGATAAAGCCATTGCTAAATATTCCTTTAATTCTAAAATAGTTGTTGATTCTAATAATCGAATTGTGAATTGTTGACCATAATAATGAACATGAAATATTTTTTTGTCACAAGGAGCCACCACAAGTGATTCATTTGTGCGAACCAATAGTAAAACCGAATCCAATTTTAGTTGTGCATCAGATATTGTAGTAGATGAAGTTGCGGTTGATGTGATATCAGAATTATTGTATATTAAGGTAATTGGTGTTAAATAATGTCCAGTGTATTTTCGAATGTCATTTACTAAATCGAATAGTAGTCGATTTGGACAAAGATCGACTCTAATTCTTATATCAGATATTGTGGAATGAATAAATCGAACACGAAGAATGCCAAATGTCAATCTCAAATTAACTCGTGATATTAAAAGTTCAGATGGTTCAGATGGTTCAGATGGTTCAGATTCTTTTTGTTTCAATTTATGATCATCAATAATAATCCATTGAAGTTGATCAAGTGAAAAATCATGATCCAAACAAAAACCATTGTTATCAAATAAATGATATGTTGCTGGATCTAATTTTCTTGTTACACATAATGTATCTCGTAAATCTCGGACAGTTCCATTTATTTGTTCTGATGTAATAGGAATATCTGTATAGGTGTGGTAGTTGTTGGTGTATAATCTTACATATTTTTTATCAGTGTTCATTTTTTTTTTAGAAAATTTTATGCATGCAAATTAAGTTATTTTTCAGTAAAATATTCAAATTTTTCATGACAAATACATAAAAAAAAAATTTGAATATTTCATATGGTATTTACTCGGTAATAAAATTACCAATCAAAATATGGGACAAATTTCATCATCACAAAGACGACTTGATGAGGAGGAGGAGATGAAACAACGAAAAATAAAACAACATAAAATTCATCGACAAAAAATGCTTCAAAAAAGAAAACAAGAACGTTTGGAAAAATCACCTATTTATATTGCATATAATAATAGTAACATTGATTCTTTAAAATTATTATTAAGTGATTCAGAAAATATTGACAGTGAAATATTAAATCATGGTGGTATTTCTGTTAATTCTGTGGTTTTTAATAATAATCCAGAATGTTTGGAATTATTGTTAGATAAAAAAGCAGATCCAAATATGATGCTACAACAATACCAACAATACAAAACAATATATAGCCAAAATGGTGTGGGTTGTCTAAATGCAAACAGAGTTCCAATTTCAGTCGCCATTACAAAAACTCATCCAGAATGTTTAGACATTTTGATCAATAAAAAAGCCAATTTAAACATAACGGAAACATATCATTATTGGGATGGGCCACCACAACGACAACGTCTATCCACTATGAATACTCCTTTAATGATCGCAGTTCAAATGAATAATTTAAAAATGATTAAAAAATTGTGTCAATCCAATGCTGATATTAATCAAATGATTGGTAATGGCAAAACCGCATTATCCACATGCTGTGTTTATGGCATAAATCCATTTATGAATATGTCAGTTCACCACGAGACAATGAAAACATTGTTGGATATGAAAGCAGATTTAAACAAACCAATCAATTCGAGTCAGTTGTTAAAAAAAACCGTCAATTCTAAAAACGACAGAAAACTACAATTATTATTTGATTATGGAATACAAATTAAAACAAAAGATGAATATGATGAATTATTACGAATTGCATCTAAATTAGGTAATTCTAAATCAGTCGAAATTCTATTAAAAAATAAAGTTTCAAAAAAAATATACAATGATGAATGTCCCATATGTTTGGACGCCATAAAATTAGACTCATATGTCACTTCTTGTGGTCATGCATTTCATTCAAAATGTTGGACAAAATATGATAATAAATCAGTATGTCCTATTTGCTCAAAATAAATTAATACTTCACTGACAAAGATAATTAAATCTTCGTCCCCAAAGTAAATTGAGAAGTAGTAAATCAATGGTTCATAACCGACCGATTTACCAGATTTGTGAGTGAATTCATTTAACTAAAGCGATAAATTAATGATAATCAATGACCACAATTTATACTCAGTGTATTCTCATTACCTAAATAACATATTGAACACTTAACTTTCCAGCTTCCCACTTGGAAATTTTTGTTTCTTTTTTTTTACAGAAAGAAACAATTTCTCTCGGAGATCACTCACCACTTTTAATTCAAGAAAATGCACCCTCATTTAAAAAAAACAAAGGTTAAAAGCAAGCATTTCATTCTTCAAATTTCATTTTATCTTTAAGTGGTTTTTTTATTTTTTTATTTTTTATTTTTTATCATTTAAATTATTACTATCTGGATTACTGTTCAAATTGCCGTTTGAATTGCTACTCAAGTTATTATTTATTCCAGTAATAATACGATTGACTGGTTTATATTTAGAAATATAAGTGGTTGATTTTTTTGCAAAATTGTTATGTAATTCATAAATCATTTTTCTTTTCATTTCTTGAATTATAAATTCACCTTTAAACTCTTTGCCATGATCGCGAAACAATTTCAACATAATTTTAAATCGTTTTAATTCTGGATCATTTAGATCCCATACAGTGATTTGTTCATTCTTATATACTTTCATTCCCATTAATCCAAAAATAATTTCATTGTAAATTTGATTGCGTTCCTTTGGCACCAAAGGACGGTTATTTGATTTTTTTGTCATATTGTTTTTAAACAATAAAAAAAAAATGTTATTTAATCGCGACCTCATTTACATCACATCATATCCACAAAACTATGAAAAATGATAATTATTTTTTCTTTTATTTACAGTTTTGGTTGCTTCTTTGATTGCTTCTTTGGTTGCTTCTTTTGTTTCAGTTACATTGGTTGTATTGCTTGTGTTGGTTGTTTTTAATTCCATAATTCGATCAAGATTTTTTTTTCCATCTTCAGTTCGTTGAATGGAACGTCTGTGATCTACACACAGGCTCTTCATTTGTCCAGCTCCCCAGATATATCCCATAAAATACACAATCATTAAAATATTTGGGATAATACGGTCTTCAAATAGAAAATAGTATTCATATACAATCAAAGTAAACCAATAAATACGGAAATATATAAACCAGATCATTTGAATTATTTTCATTTTCTTGACGGTGGAATGTCTAATTTTTTTTTTAATCATGTGATACACTATATAATTGAAGAAGTTGGATGCTTCACCTACAAATAAAATATTGATAATTTGCTCAACATTTTCACCCAAATATAATTTACCCAACATAATTAGACAAATAACATGGTGTAATAAATAAGCCCATTCTTGTTTCCACCCTGTATTATATAATATTTGAAGTGAATCCCAAATGAAATAAGAAATGGAAAAATGGAAAATTAATTCTGAATCAATACGAATCCAATTGGGATGAATATTGAAATCGCTGGAAATTAAATAATAACTTAATGCCGTTGCACCAACTGAATGTACAAAACTTAAATAATTGGTATTAATCTTTTTGGGAATCTCTTGGACCCAATTCATCAAAAAAAACACTGGCCAAAATAAATAAAATAATTGAAACATATGTATTAACTTTTGTTACACTAATATTTATTGTACGAAATTTAGTTTTAAAATCAAATTTTTGTGTCGTATTTTAATAAATTATTTATTGCGAAATCTCAATTACTTAAGGAAACATAATTCTGAGTTTTTTTATAATTTGATTTTTTAGTTTTTATTTTTTTCGTAATGCAACCTGGAATGCAACGGTTTAGGTTTAAATCATTTCAAAAATTATATTATCACACTGCAAGACAAAAACGACTTGCTATAAAAAAATGGATTTGTCAATGTGAACAATCCGGAAATTATGTATGTGAATCAGAATATTGTGGAACATGTGCTAAATCACGACTCAAACAGAAAATAACTTTATCTAATCCCAAAAACCCTCAATGGAAAAAATTAATGAAACTTTATCAAGAAATGTTGTCATCTTCTTCTTCCTCCTTTTAAGAAATTATTAAAATATTTTGAGATTAACTTGAATTGAAATTTATTTTTAAATGATTTAAATGAGAAATACAAAAAAAAAAAAATTTGATAAGCCGTTTATTTAGAGACCCTTCACTGTATAAAGACTAATTAAATAACTTAAAATATGACTGTAGAAACATTAATAGACGACTCAATCAATAATTATTTATGGATAGTGATAGTGGGAGGATTTTTTGGATTTTTCGCGGCAATGGGTATTGGGGCGAATGATGTAGCGAATGCATTTGCCACATCTGTTGGAAGTAAAGCCCTAAGTATTAAGCATGCGATTATTATTGCTCTATTTTGTGAAACAGCTGGCGCAATTTTGCTTGGTTCACATGTAGTCGATACCATCAGAAAAGGTATTGCTGATTATCAATGTTTTGAGGATAATCCTCCTGTGCTTATGTTTGGATGTTTGTGTGCGCTATTATCCATTGGAATATGGCTTTTTGTCGCTTCTTATTTTGAAATGCCGGTAAGTACCACTCATTCAGCTGTCGGAGCAATGATTGGTATGACGTTTATTATTGGTGGTGCTGATTGTATTAATTGGTATGAACCAAAAGACACTTTTCCATATGTGGGTGGCGTTTCAGGAATTGTACTTTCATGGGTTATATCGCCTTTGTTTTCAGCAATTCTGGCAATGATATATTTTGCAATTATTCGTGTCTCAGTTCTCCGAAGAAAAAATAGTTTTGATAAAGCTTTTTGGTCTTTTCCATTTTTCGTGGGAATTACCATTACACTCAATTTGTTCTTGATTATTTATAAAGGAGCAAAAGGTGTTGGTTTGGATGATATTGAATTATGGGTTGCGTTGGTTAGTGCGTTTGGAGGTGGTATAGTATCTGGATGTATTATTGCTGCTTGTTTAAAACCAATTAAAAAATGTATTTTGGCTCGTATTAAAAAACAAAAAGATGAGGAAGAAAAAGCCAGCATTGAAATGACTGAAAATCCACAACATATTGATGAATCAAAAGAATCAAACGATGATGTAAACGATATAAATGATGTCTCTCTCCAAGAAAAAAAAATATGTGATGAAGCTTGTAATCAGGGTTCGCGAAAATGTTTTAAAAATCTTTTGAAATCGGTTAATTATGAAGTAGAAACAGATTTGAAAAAAGATAAACGTGTCCGGGAAATTCACGACAAAGCGGAAAAATTTGATGAAAGAACAGAAGAATCTTTCAAGTTTCTACAAATTATCACTGCCATATTTGATTCATTCAGTCATGGAGCAAATGATGTCGCAAATGCCATTGGTCCATTTGCGGCAATTTATTCGATTTATGTTAATCAATCAGTTAGCGAAGATTCTGATTTGGGCAATGATGGATATTGGATCTTAGCCTTAGGTGGTTTTGGTATTATGGCTGGATTGGCAGTTTATGGTTATAAGATTATCCGAGCTATTGGTGTAAAATTATGTACTATTACCCCTTCACGTGGTGTAGCAATCGAACTGGCTTCTTCTACAGTCATTATTATTGGTAGTCGTTTAGGTATTCCATTATCCACCACTCATTGTCAGATTGGTGCTACGATGGGAGTTGCTTCTTTGGAAGATAGAGCTCTTTCATGTTTACCAAAAGGAGTTGAATATACAGGTGATGAGAGACGATGTGGTGGATTAAATTGTACAGTTGTTTGGAAAACTATTTTAGGTTGGCTCATCACATTAATTGTTGTTGGCTTGACATCAGCTATGTTCGTTTCCTTTTCTGTCTATGCTCCATGTTTGGGAACTATGTATATTTTCCCAAACGTAACTGCTAATTTAACAACCAGTGGTCCATAAAAAAAGTTAGTTTATTTAGTTGTTTGTTATATGTCGTTTGTCATGTTGTTTATTTAGTCGTTTGTAATTTTTTCCAATTGGAAATTAATTGATTTTATAATTTAATTTTTCTTTTATTATATTATAAAAACAAAAATGTTTGATAAATTTATTAAATGGAATGAATGGCCAAGAGTACTTCATGGATTAATACTTCTTTTGAAAATATACGTTATTTACATGATTTACAAAAATCCAAAAGAATTAGGATTGACAAATCTTCTTTTGGTAGTTATTGCACTTACATTAATGTTACAAGTTCACCATGGTATCAACAACAACAAAACTCATAATGAAGAATAAAAACTTAATTAAAAAAAATAAATAATTAGTTTTTTTTAGTCTTTTTGCCAAAAAAATTGTAATAAATCATATAGAGTTGAAAAAGAAGTCAGTTAACTTATAGTACATCCAATTATTTTATCATTATTATCACACATTTCCAATTTAATTTGATGTTTCCAAAATAAATTTTTAATAAATGCTTTCACGTTTTCAAATCCATGTTTTGTCGCTGCCAATAATACCATTTCATAGGTTGGATCATTTACCAGCGTCAACCCATATACATGATTTTCTATCGCAGCTATTTTATCTCCTTGTGTCCATAATGGAATATTTTTTAATTGACGCATCGACATTGCATGTTTAATACATTCATGTTTTATTTCTGTGTGTTGTCTCATTAATTTTGGTATTTTTTTTCGCAAAGTGTCATATGCGTATTTATCTTTTGCTGCTTTTAGAGCAAGCGTTTTATTTATTGCTTTTGGATGAATATCATGAATAACTGATGGATCTTTATTTAATGCCCAAGTACAAACCTTATTTGACTGATCACCTGTTTCAAAATCAAAAAATTGAAATGCTTTTATATCACATTTTAAAGCAGCAATTCGAAGTTCATCTGTTCTCATGTGAGGATACATAAATCGAAAACAATATCCATGATTGGTGGTTTTATGTTTGATTGCTTGTGGTGATGGTCGACCACCACATGCGTTTCGAGACCATATTATATTTTGTGTTTTATTTGTAAATAAAATAGATTCCCCAGTTGGATTTAATGCTGCCATATAAATGTCATTATCTGGATTAATAATGTTTTTTAATAATTCACTATCTTGGTGTAAAAGACGTTTGCAAATTGATTTATTTTTCCAAAGCTCAATTGGATTTGACAAAAATAATTCATCCACCGTTAAAAATTGTTTACCTTGCTCTAAAATAGGTTTATTATTTTCTGAAATCGTTACTTTCCACAAATAACAAGGAAACAAATTACTATTTTCATACCTAAAAATTAAATCTGCCAAATCACAAAATCGACATATTGTAAAACCACCATCCATTTTTCGCCGATTAAATCCATTATGAACTTCATGGTCGATATAATAATTATATGGTCCTGCTAAAAATACATAATCTAAATCCTGATATGAATTTTCATTTTCTCTGGTCTCATTGGTCTCATTGGTCTCATTGGTCTCATTGGTCTCATTGGTCTCATTGGTCTCACTGTTCTCATTTTTTATATTAATAATTTTATCCATTTCTCCTTTAGTAATATTCATAAAATTTA